AGGCCGACTGGGCCGCGAGAGAAACCTCAACTTACCCTGATGGCGGGGCGCTTCTTTGTCAAGAGCCATCCCAAGGCCACCCGGCAATGCTTTAATGGCCTCAGCCCCGCCCAGCTTTTCCCTGTACTCATTCATTTTGTCGAATGCTCTTACACCCTTTTTTGTCCACATAGATATTGCATCATCTAATTCAAGTTGACGACCTGCAGCCGCTTCAGCCATTTCTTGTACCTTCCGCCAAATCTTATTAAGGCCTGGCCGGGCTTTCTTATAATCAGCCTCAGCCTGAGCGGCCCAGGGCATCATGGCTTTCGCACCCCGATCCGCAAGCTGGCATTCCCAGTATTGCTTAACCTTCTTCTGCAGAGGCTTAGGCATCCACGGCGTGTTGACATACTGCTCAAGCACCTCATCAGGCACCTCGATACCCTTTTCAACAGCACGCTGCACCAACTTAGCATGGCGAGCATGCACTTCACCCTCGAAGTTCCATGCTATGCCTTCTAACAAACGAGCGCGCCGGCGATGAAACGATGCTGTTAGGTCTTCAATATGCTCCTTGTAATAAGTCGATGCATTGGAATATCCACGATCTTCAAGGTTCTGCTTAACCTTTGAATCGAGCGTCCCATGAATTGCGTGCTGCATCTGACTGTTTGCATCTTCATACTGAGTGTTGTACTCCTTTTGAATCCGCTCTAACTCCATCTTAGTTTCGCGGGCCATGTAATCCTTCAACTTCATGCGAAACGCCGCGTACTTATAACCCTTAGTCTTCATCTCCTTTTTAACGAACTCCCCCGCATTAGATGGCTGGCCCCGTGGATGTTTCGACTCATCCCAAGCATTACCAACGAAAGGGCGGCGCTGCTTACCCTCGTTCCCCGTCGGTTTCTTCTTTTTCGCGGCCGGTTTCTTCTTCAGTACGTTCCCCCGCGCACCGGCCGGCGGCAATTTGGGCTCGGGCTTCTGGCCGTACTTGATGCCGCCCGGCCCCAGCGGCTCGGTGCTGGTAGGCACCATGCCCTGCTGCTGGGCCATCTGCATTGCCTGCTGGTGCTGCTCGTCCTGCTGCTGGGCCATTTCGTCCTGCTTCTCCTGGGCGGCCTGCAGGATCGACTCGGCCTCCTCAAGGTCCATGCCCATAAACTCAGTCATGTACTCCAGCTCGGGCACCAGCGTATTAACGCCGCCCGACACATAGGTCGCCATCGCCTGCGTCTTCTGGTTCAGGATGGCCGCCCGCTCGGTGTCGCTCGGTGTGGCCACGTCCGGCCAGTGAACCTCAAAGTCGTTGTCGGTTGGTGGGGGCAGGATGCCTAACCACACCAGCCGCTCGACCAACGGCCGAATCACATACGGCGAGATGTACTTATCCTGCCGGCGGTTCAAACGCTTATTCCACGCCTGGGCATCCTGGCTCGACGCCAGCTCGCCGCGCTCGCTGCCCAGTAAAATCCGCATTGGAATACCGATAGCGATGCTGATCGCCTTGTATTGCTCTTCCAGGTGGGCCGACGGTGGCACATACTGCGGGGCCAGCGATTTCACCTGCACGCCTAGTAATGCAAAGTACCGCTGCAGGCCATTCTGGTACATATCCATCTGGGCCTTGATGGTCGCCGCATCCAGCGTCACGTCCGCGCCCAGGTCGTTGAGGTTCGGCGTGGACTCAAATGAGTAGCCGGGGAAGCCGCCCTTCCAGAACATCTCGGCCGAGCCGCCGAGCATCTTCTTCCAGTCCATAATGTGGTTGAACACACACTGCATACGCGGCATACCGTAAATCTCATTCGACTTGCGGTTGTCGGCAACGTGAATCGCGCGGGACCAGTGTACCTTGCGGTTAGTGATTGTCTCCATTGCCGAGCCGCTGCTGTAACCGCTATTGCCCAGCGTATCGACGAAGGTGATGTCGTACTCAACCGGCTGGCCATAGCGGGCCGACTGGGTGTTAGTCTCCAGCTTGGTGACGCGCACCTGGCTATGGTCGAAGGCCCGCAGGAAAAGAAGTTGAAAGCGGCCGGGCGGAATCAGCGGCTCATTGTCGATGTCGCCGTCTCCATTACGGAGTGGAGTAGACAGATCGTCTCCAGCATTAACACCAAGCAGTAATACGCCAAAGTGGCCAATGCCGCTAAGCTCATCAATTCGGTGGCACCAATGCCAGAGGTTTTTCTTCTTGAGTAGCTTGCCGAACTCGGCCTCGAAGTCGGTCTCGGTTCCGGGGTCGTCATCGTCGTACACCTCCGGGTCTACCGCCCAGGCCTCCTCGGGGTACACCGACACCACGCGGGTGCCCAGACCCATGCGGTCGTAAACACCCCGGTACATCTGAGGTGTGATAAGGTCCGGGTAGCCACACTCGGCGTCGATGTTGCGGCGCGGGTCGAGTAGCTTGCTAAATAGATCGCGGCGGAATAGGAAGGCATTAGTCAACAACTGCTGCGGCATATCCGCCATCAGCGGGTGAGCTGCATGGTTCAGCAGCGTCGTGCCCCGGTGGCCGCCGTCGTTTGGTATCACCCGCAGGTCGTTACGTTGCGACATTACTCCTCTACCTCACGCAGGTTGGACCACGACGCCGTGCCATGCTCCGTTGGGTTCTCACGGTGGGCAACCAGGTAATCGCACAACTGCGATAGCTCATTAAAGCGGCGATAACGGCCCGTGAAGAACTGCTTAGCCGTTGTCCAAAGTGGAACAGTACTGCCGAACTCAAACACCGGAATGCCCAAATCCTCGGCCAGCACCCACTCGGCAATCGCATTGACCGAGGGAGCATCGTTGCACACAATCACCAGGCCGGCAATGGAGATCAGGTCATCCATGTTAGCTCGCAGCACCTCGACCGGGGTTTCCTCCGGGTCGATGAAGCGGAAGTAACTACCCAGGCGGCGCTTGGCCTCGGCGTGCCAGGAGATGACGCTTTCCGGCGTCTGGTCGTCCAGGCCGCCGGTTAGGTGGATGATCTTCATTAGTAATTATTACTTGGTGGGACCGAAACTTTATGGCGTTTGGCGTTATTACTCGCCCGGCCGCCTGCAGACAGCTTCGCCATCTTCTTCTCGCCGTATTTCTTACGGCCTATCGATGCCGCTACGGCGGCGGGATCATTGACGCCCTCGCCGCCTAACTTATCCTTGAGTGCCTTGAAGCGACCACCGCTACCGAGTTTGGACTGTTTAGCATTAGCACCAGGCACGCCACCACGCCCCTTGAATGCACGACCAACCTCACCTCGCGAGGTGGTCTTACTTCCCTTTCGCACCTCGTGAATCAACTCGCGAACATGCTTCGAACTAGAGTACCGTGGCGACCGCTGCGATGACTTTTTCATTCGCGGCAGACTGGCCATATCCCGAGCATTCCCTCGAAAGCCACGCAGCATCGATTCATCAGATAAAACTTTCTTCTCCTTATCTGATAGTCCATGCCAGCCCACCTTACTCTGCTTCTTCACAAGCGAGTGGTAGTCATCTGCTGCGTAACTCTTTCCTAAACCCCCTTGATTACGACGCACGCCCTTCTTCATTCCTCGCTTGCCGTAGTTGGCGGTGGCGTTCGCCGCCAGTTGCCGCGCCTCATCGGACCATTGCATGATTGTACCCCTTTCGTGGATACCAAGTTTCTTCTTGACGAATCCGCCCACCTTGGCCCCTATCGACCGTAGGTGTGTATTGCTGCCGGTTTTCATACCGGACGCGGTACGGCCCGTTTTCAGGGCCTTGAATGCCCCACCAACCGCCGCCCCGGCCCTACGTGCAAACGACGGCTTCGGCCCATTGTCGCGGCTGATCAACTTTGCCATTGGGGGCTTAGGCGCAGTCCCGGCCGGCTTGGGTGTTATGGGGGCCTTCCCTGGCCCTTTCGCTGGGTTCGCCTTTATGTGGGCGTCCATACGTGCGGTGATCTTACCCGCGAGCTTAGTAGTTGCCTTGTACATTGCCTCATTACGTGACGCACCCTTCACCGTCACATTGAACTTGCGGCCCGATGCCTTGTGGCGAACCTTAAAAGTATGCTTCTGCGTCGATGCGGTCACCTTAGAGATTGTCTTGGCCGCCTGGTTATGTTGGTCGCGGCTAATCAACTTCGCCGTCGGCGGCTTCGCGCCAGGCTTGTTTCCACTCGCAGGTGAAATAGTCGCTGCCGGCGTTTTCTTTCCGGCCTGCGGCGTGGTGTGATTTGGCGTGGAAGTTTTCTTAGAATAGAATTCCTCGGCCTTCTTGGTATGTTCCGGTCCAAAGTAACTAGATGCCTTACCACCAAACACATGCATCTTTGTGCCACTAGGCCCTGTATAGGACGACTCGTTTTTAGGCTTAACAGACTGACCCGCCGATGCGGCATGCTGCGGCGCAGCGGGTGTAGACTTCGCCTTCGGCTTGAAACTTCCCTTGTTTGCCTTGCGCGGCGTGGCCTGCTTGGTGCCGCCAACCCAGTTGCCGGAC